CCCATGTGGGGGGAGAGGCCTGCCAACTTATTTGAAGGAGTCCTAACCAAAGCTCTGATTTCATCTTTGGTTAGCTCACTCAAATAATGTTGGAGAACAGGCTCCATTATCTGGCTCCGGTATGCCGGCGTATGCGGGCGTCGGAACTTAGGAGGAATGATGTTTCAACTTGTCGCAAGAAGTAAGGGAGACAACAATAGCCATTATGTCGATGTCGACTCATGGCGCCTTAACTGTGCAGGTGCAGACGGAAAATACTTCACTTTTAATAGATTAAGTGAAGTAAATACGTGGCAAATGGACGGTCAAGATATTGTTGGCTATCACGAACACCTCAGGAATGGAGAACTTTTACCGATCACACTCTTCTCCCATTTTCAAAATTGGGGAAGGTGTGAAGGTACATGGCATCAGTATGATGTCTATGGGTGTCATCAATGGGCCCGAATAGGCTCAGATGACAAGTTCATTCCACCCCCTGAGTGGTGGGTACTGTCCAAAGATAACTTAAGTAGCTACGTGCCTTCGAACATTGAGTATTATGCTCAGAAGGCCGCTGCTAAATGTTATGCTCGTGGACATGACTCACTTACCTTTTTAGCTGAGCTCACCAAGACCAAAGCTATGTTTGTAGATCTCGTAAAGGATCTCCTAAGAGGACGTGTCCTCAAAGGAAAACCTGTACGATCTCTCAGCAAGCGATGGCTTGAAGGGCGTTACGGCTGGAGAACCCTCAAGTATGATCTCGAGGATCTCTCTGCCGCCGTCCAGGCGCTCAGCGAAAAGTCCGACCGCGTATACGGACACGCTTATGATTCTTTCAAGCGTGAAGCTGTATACACGACAAATCAGTCGTGGGGTCATGCTTTGCATGATATCCACTTCACTGATTCTGTTAAGGTCGAACTAAAAGGGTTCGCGGTGGCTGCTTTCGAACCGGCTAACTTCTCCTTTAATCCCGTTATTACGGGATGGGAACTGTTAACCTATTCGTTTGTCATTGACTGGATGGTCAACATCGGTCAATGGCTGGCAGCCCTCTCACTCATGGCATTCAACCCTCAAGCTTATACGTCGTGGGGGTACCAGATCACTCTCGAAAGAGAGTTCTGGTCCAACTCGACGACCGACGATCCGGTTCACTGGACCGTCGATTCGAGCATTGAAGGTGAATGTTATGCAACCTTGAAACGTCGCCAACCTATTCCCATACCTAAAATACCGCTTTCCAAGCTACGATTTGATACCCTTAAGGTCGTTGACCTTTTGGCTCTTCTCGTAGACTTAAAAAGGAGGTAGTATGGCTGGAATGACGACAGTCCTCACTGAATTCTCAGATAATGGGAATTCGCGCACGTCGACGTACACAGGTCACACGGCTCTCGAGCCGAGACTTGTGATTGAGAAACGTCGCGTCCCGGAAGGGGGCCAAACCATGATTGAGTATACAGCGAAAGTTGTTTCTTCGACTGAAGACTCTGACGGTTTGATCCTCGACCAAAAGGTCTCCTTTGAGGCTATTGTGAGATATCCGAAGCTCGGTGCGAGCGCGGATGTCACGGCGGCACTTGTCATCTTTCGCGATGTGATCGCGGGTGATGAATTTGCCAATTCCGTAAACACACAAGAATGGTTATAAAATGGAAATGGGACCAACGGATCTCGTCCACCTTATCGTGGATCGGACCACTATGTTCCTTCATGAAGTTATTAACTTTGTGTATGATATGCTTCATTGGATTGCTACTTAATGTAGTAACCCTTTGGAGACTCATACAAGTTACTTACTCCATGTAGTTCCGTTTTAAATCATTCGCCTCAAAGGGAGGATACACTATGGTACCTCACGATCTAGCATATGACATATGTCGATGCTACATCAAAGACCACGAAGCCGTGATAGAACCAGGACTTATTGCTTCAGTCCTCGGAATGGTCCGCTCTAGAAATCTAGAGGGTCTATCATCCTGTACGGGTCACTTCGATGGTGCATCGCATTCCATCGATACCTGGCGGTTCCTGAGACAGATAGAAGCCTTCTTCAAGAAGAATTCTGTCTATGCAGATGCAGATGATTGTGCGGTGGCAGCTCTTCGCTCATTCTCGAATGGCGAAAAGCAATGCTCCCTCACTAATCTGCGCTTAGACTACTGTTACCTGCAGCGCCGTCTTCTAGACGCCGATCTGCAGTTGCAGTTATCTAAGATGCAATCCTACATACGTAGGGTTCTCGGTGACTTCCAGGTCTTTCTGGATGCGTTGCCGCATCTTGTAAAGGTGACCCCGGGCGCGACTGCTCATACGAGCAGGAGAGACAGTATTCCTCAGCTTAAAGTTAAGAAGAAACTCTGGTGTACACCAGATGCCTCTTCTTACCTGGTCGCTCTCTTCCGTTATTACGGATTTAAGCCACCCAAGCTGAAGCACTGCCACTCAAATCGTATTGAGCTAGTGCCGAAGAACTGGAAGACAGACCGTACAATCGCATGCGAGCCAGAAGGGAATTTACCCCTCCAACTTGCATTCGATGTGTACGCCAAACGCCGCTTGCGACGTTTTGGAATTGATCTGTCAGACCAGTCTGCAAATCAACGTTTAGCACACGAAGGAAGCGTTAAAAACAACTGGGTTACAGTTGATTTTGAAAACGCTTCCAACACCATTTCGTATAACACAGTCGCTTGGCTTCTGCCATTTGACTGGTTTACGTATCTGGCTCGTGTACGATCCCCAAAATATCGGGGGGTCTTTGGAGGAGGTTCGTACCAAATGTTTTCCTCAATGGGAAATGGTGCGACCTTCACCTTAGAGACGCTGATTTTTGCTGCTGCTTGTTTTGCTGTAGGCTCACGAGAATTCAAGGTCTATGGTGACGATGTCATCATAGAAAAAGAATTCTACGCTGAGTACCTAAAGCTAACAAGGTTCCTCGGATTTACCGTCAACACCAGTAAGACCTTTTCCGATGGTCCCTTTAGGGAGTCATGCGGAAAAGATTATTGGTCTGGCATCGATGTGACGCCTGTGTACATAAGAAGACTTGATAAGCGTAAAGCTTTGAAAAGCCATCTTATTAATACACTTGCGCGTCTTACTTACCCGGAAAGTAGCTTGGGTAACTTACTCATTGACCTAACACGTCAATGGAAGTTACCTTTTGTTCCTTACCAGGAAAGTACTATATCGGGTGTCTGGATAGACCCTGATATAGCTCGGAAACGAGGAACTCTCACCATGTCTGTTGACAAGAAACTCTATTTTAGAGCTATTGTCAACGGGAAA